TCCACCATCGGTGTCTTCATAGTCCATAATCTGAAGTTTAACAAAGTCGTTAGCAGCCAGATTTGCCACAGGAATAGCACCACTGTAGTCTTTACTACCTGTACCCCACTTAGCGGTAAGACTACCGCCAGAAGTACACGCAGTAGTAACAACTACATAGCCTTCCCTGACAAAACAATTAGCTGGAATCGTGAAAATATTGTGAGCGCCAGTAGCAGATACACCATCATCAACAGGCGTGATTTTTTTAGCTACCCAATAACCGAGACTCTCGCCGGAACGTCCGACAGGTTTCTCAGCTACTGTACTAGTAATATCAGCCATTGGTTTTCTACCTCTTGGTTAATCCAGAGATTAGCCCATCGGCGTGTCTTGCAGGTGTTTCCAACGCTCATCCTCAGATAATCTGGACCAATCACGCTCTGACAACCGATCAACGTCTGGGGCTGTCACTGAGGGTGATCCTGCTACCGAGGAAAGAGTGGTGGGAACCTGACTGGCGCTTTGCAACTTTGCAGTCACTTCTTTTACGCCAGCTTTCTTCGCCTTTTGAGCTACATCTCCGGCTTGCATCACTTGATAAGCGTCCTCAAGAAATGTGATACCACGCTTATCAGCAAACCGGGCGACCTCCATTTTCTCGTCATTTGACATATCAGGATGATCAGTAGTGAACTTTGCGATCATATCGTTGTACGCACGATCTACCTGTTTCTGGGTGTCCTTGGCCTGCTCGGTTTTCATTCGAGCATTAACGGCTTCGTTCACCTTATGATCAAAGTAGGAATCATACGTCTTAGGATCGTACACGTCTAATTCAGGACTTGGTTCAACAGTCTCCGCCTGGGCGGGCTGTTTATCCTTCATAGTCGCAACTTCCTGTCGCAAGTCACCTAGTTCATTTGTCTGTTTGCCATATAACGATTCAAGGTTCTGGTATGAATCCTTCAGAGACTCGACCCCGGTGAATTGTTTATCACCGACCTGAATTGATTTGTCCTTAACCTCGTCGTGGTCGTCCGTATCGCCTGGAGCTTCAACTTCGGGGGGACTTGCTTCCTGTGATACTTCCTGTGACTCAACGGCCTGATCAGGCTCTTCGGGAGCGGACTCCATTCCGAGCGCACTCCTCTCGTTATCATCATAGGCTTCACGGGACAGTTCCTTATCCTCGTCAATAAACTGAAAGCGATTTTCTGTTTCTTCCGCCATTTTATTATCTCCTACCTTATCCTCGGGGGCTGGCGCTAATAAAAAAGCCGTATCGTCGCATTGCTGCGATAACACGGCTTCCGCTTAGTTCCCCGTTGGGGGGTTAAGTCAGAGTTGCCTTAACAGGCGGGGCCAGTCTCTCTTTTTTATCCAGACTGGTTATCCCACCCTGACTGAAATTTATCGTTAGAGAGCCAGTAAACCTTGCTTTCGCAAGGTCTTTAATCAGCTCCCAAATCCATCTGGTGTCAGCTAACGGAATAATCCATTCGCTTCTTTTCAGAAGCGGAATTACCGATCCGCTTTGCACAGTCAGCCATAACGTCTTTTTTCACCGGGGGAACAGATTTCTTTACCTTGCTAGGCATATCTTTCCCCTTGTGACGCTGATCACTATGGTCTGCATCATAAGTTGCTGGCATTGCGTTTACTCCTTAACTGACGGTCGTGTGGTGTAGTCAATTCTCACACCATACATATCTGCATCACCAGACAGATCATCCGCAGCAGATACATCTCTCCTGACATTCAGAAATAATACATCTCCGTTTGCACAGGCATCCGCTGCTATGGAATAAGCACTGGATATTTCAAGAACATCCGCTGTGCCATCTGTAGTGGTTGCTGTACCCGCAACATCTGTAACTGCTGCTCCAACATCCTCACCAGATGCTATTGATACATAGTCTATATCAAATGTCACATCACCTGATGTTGATACTGCCGAATAATAGATGTATGCAGACATTGCTACACTACAATCTACATCAGCAGGAATATATACATTGGCGCAAGCATTTTCATCGCTATCATCAGCAAATGATATTGCCGTTGGAATTGTACCGCCTACAAGCACCTCAGTAGAGGTAGGTTGTAGGTTAAAATGACCCGCCGGAATCCATAATGTGCCAGTGGCTCTATCAAGAAGCCGGACAAGATCACCTTGGCTCATTCCTCTTGGATTGATTTTTGCCATTGTGTTACTCTCCTATTAAAGCCCCTATGTAAAGTACCGAGTACGTTTACGGCGGGATCTTTTCTTTTTTGTTTTACCCTTAGAGCTACCTTTCTTGTATCCTGCCATAGACATTGCTATCGCTACGGCCTGATCCTGGGGGTAGCCCTCTTTTCTAAGTTTTCTAATTTTTGCGCCTACCTTCATAACTATCCTTTCGCTGGTTCCGACATCTGGCCCTGCGCCTGTTGCATCATCATCTGAGCCATCTTTTCCTCTTCCATCTGTTCCTTTATATCATCAGCAGATTCAATATCGGAAAGCTCCAGCCAGAGTGGGAACAAGTTCTGGAAGCCCATCTGTATCATCTGAGCCACCTGTTCCGCTTTCATTGCCCTCATAGTCGGACTGTTGGTTCCGGCATCAAGTTCAACATCAAAATTGGTATTGGTAAAGTTGGCAAGGAACTCAGTAACCACGGACTGTTCAGGCTGTTCCTCATCAGCGATCTCAGACCCGATAATCCGTGCAATCTTTTCAGGCATCCAGAACTGTTGCATATTGCGAATGCTCATTTCCAATACCTGTCTTTTGGTCTTGTCCAGGTTATCCATCTGCTCCTCAAGCGTCAGCATCCCCTGGCGAATCCGCGTCTGGGCAGCAAAGCCTGATTCCTTGGAAGAAGTGGCCTGCCCCATTAAAGGATCAGTGGCGCCGGAAATTTCCTTGGCATCAACGGCAGCACGCTCTTCCATCGCTGCTGCGGTGGATACAAGAGAAAGATGTGAGGTTGACCACTGTTGCATAAAATCTGAAATTCTTTTGCCCTTCATACCGGGAATCCCTACCCACTCTCCGGCTGAAGACGCTTTGTTCATCTGTTCAGGAGAAACCATCCCCTCAACAAAAACACCACCACCCCTTGGCGTGCGGTTTAAAATATCCAATGCCTGGGAACGTCTCTTGTTCTTTTCCCGCTGTGGATCTTTCATATTCTCCACCAACCCGAATGTTTCCACCTTTCCGCCTGTATCCTCAAAATAGTAGAAATACGGGACCAGAGGGAACTGGTTATGGCGATAAGGATTAGGTGCCTTGTCCACAAGCAGACGCCCACCAGAAAAAACTGATAGGTAGGTCTTAGGCATAGAACGCGCCACAATCCCGAAATCAATCCTCGGAATAGGCTCTCTTTCAATCTGCTCCATCTTTGTCTCCGCAGCCTGAAAACGCCTGATGGCTTCCTCCGCTTCTTTCTTCTTGGAAAAACCTTCGTCACTCATCTGGCCCGATTGCGTGTTTACCAAGAAAAACTCGTTCTCCCATTCACGTTCCCATAATTCAACTACCCTCGCCCTTTGCCTGACTTTATCTATATAAGTGGCTTCATTGACAAAAGTGCCGTGAACATACCGTGATCCAAATTCCTCATCAATATCAACTTCATCCTGTAAGGTTGTATCCAGATCAGTCATCATCACGTCTTCCAGTTTTTTAAGGTCAGAGAGCTGATCAGGATAAAGACTTCTCAGCTTGCTCAACGTCAGCCACTTGGTACGAGCCAACCTTGACCACTGTGAGGTGTCAGGAGTGTCAGCTTCAGGATCAATAAGAACGTGCGCCCAGGACTCGCGCTTGATAAATATCTCACCAGCAAACTCCAAACCAGGCTCAACGTGTACATCAACCCATCCACGCCCGGTCATCACACCGTCCTTGTGAACACGGCTGAATACGTTCTGCATCCGCTTGCCACGATCCAGATAATAAAGAAGTGCCGTTATCAGCTTTGCTTCCTCATCATCATTAGACTCGATTGGCCTTGCACGCCACTTTGTCCGTTGCTGACGTTCAATGCCGACAACCAAATTCACCTTTGGTTTTATGATGTTGAGCTGTAACGGGGGACGGTTCTCGTTTCTCAGTTTGTCCAGATCATCATCTGACCATTGACCTTCACCAAAACCGCCTGTATAAAACCGTGCCGACTCCTTCGCCGACTCCACAAAATTCTTCTCAGAAGAGAACATACCGTCAAAAGTGTCGTGCAATACCTGTAATGTATCTAATTCACTCATACGCTCATCCAGCCTGAACCTTTCTTTCTACCTGACATTAACTGATACCAGTCAAGACCCCAGTCCACTATCTTGTGGGGCTTGCGGGAATCCTCTACATAATGCACCAGATACCGCAAACAGTCCATCGCGTGATCGCCAACCTTTACCGCTTCCTCAAACAAAGGCCGGTCCCCGTGTCCGTACTTCAGTTCCTTCCACTTGAAATCAATGATCTCTTCACGCAACGGCTCCATCTGGGCAATATCAAAAAACGCCAGTTTGCAATATCCGTCGTCATCAGGAGACAGGTACCGACCTACACGGTCATAACCCGCCCTCTTGTCATTCTTCGCTGGCTCCCAGTAAATACCGTAATCACTCCACTCATCAGCAATGGTCATCCCGTCACGCTCAGTCCGCATTATAGACGGATCAGCCAGACAGGTGTACCTTGCACCTTTATACATCCGCTCCTTCACCATCGACGCTAACGTCGATATTGAAGTCTCCACTTCGTAAATCAGGTTATAAACATAAATCTTTCCCTCGTCATCAGTGGCAGCAAAGAGTATAGCAGAGGGATTCTTGTACCCGTAATCATATACCAGGTAATGATTGTACCAGGAAGGAACATTCCACGGTTTCACAAAATGTACCTTCTCTTCAAACATAGGATATACCAACCCCGCAAAATCATCCCAGTTACAGTAAACATAACGCCTGACCCACGCCTGTGGCATTGTCAGTAACTCAGCGATGTAATCAGGTGGCAGGTAAGGATTATCAGAATATGCCCTTACCTCGGCCTCAGTGGTGGGAGCTTCAGCTTCCGGCGTCCAGGTGCGAGTCTCTATTAACCTGAAATGCTTCGAGTTCCTGTTCTTGTTCTTCACAAACTTCTTCCAGACCCAGTTGTGGCCCGCAGGGTTGCAAGTATGGAAAGAACAACGCAGACTCCCCTTACGCCTTAACTGACCGCTTGCAGCGATAAAAGTATTCTCAGGAACTTCCTCCAACTGATCAAAAGCAAAGAAACCAAGGTTCAAAGACTTGATCCTCTGTATGGCGTCCCTTGAATCATCAAGTGCCATATAAATTATTCGTGAGCCGTTCTTGAACTCTATCAAGTGATCCACAGGACGGTGCTTCCTTACCGTGTCACCAGCTATGTCCAACAACTGTAACAACGTGGACTTCTTGAAAGCGTCCAATACCTTCCTGCCCATCAATCCCAGGTTCCCGTCTATCTCAACAGACTGCTTCACCGCTTCCACACACATAGCGTCCGTCTTCCCGGTTCCCAGAGATCCCGCCATCAAATGATGTTTCGCGTGTCCTGTGTACAGGTGATAGTCCTCCTGATGTGGTAAAGGCTCGCTGGGCGAGCCGTCCTCATCAGTGTAGCCTATGTAAATGTTTTCCTTCACGCTTCCGCCCACTCACCGAAAAACAAAACATCCACCTGGGCAGTACCGTCATTCAAAGTGTCCATAGCATTCATATAAATATTCGGGGGTATGTAATCACTGGCGCCTTCAGCGTGTAAAACAGTGAACAGATGGTTCAAGTTATCCATTATCTCACCGATGATCTCTATAGCGTGTTCCTGCATTACGCCCTCTTCTCACGATCCGCAATGATCTTAGACCTTTCCTTTATCGGAACTCCCGCTACCATTACGTTCACCTGAGTCTGACTCATCCCGCCACGCTCCCTGTACTTGTCAGGAGCCATAGCCTTCAACTGAAAAGCACGCTCAGAAAAATTCTTGTCCACCTTCGCATTACGCAAGCTAACATCCTCTAAATCCTCCAACGCCTTCGCCTTGTGGTGGTCCGTGATAGCTTTAATGGCGTAGCCGAACATCGGCTCCTGCTTAATTATATCCCTGACCGTTACAACGTGAATACCGTACTCCTTCGCTGCCTTCCCCAAAACACCCTTGTGCTTGTCAACCAGGTCAAGAAACACAGTGTACTTTGACGGGGGGAGCTTGGTGCGAACGTCCTCCTTCCGGCAGGACTTGGTAAACCAATCCTTGAATAACATAGCCTGAGACTCTGGGGAAATGGGGGTAGTTACGGATTTAGACATAATAAACGTGAACCGAGTTTACGCACAATAATGCGTACAAGTCCAATTCGGCAAAGCCAGAAAAAGTAGGTGGAGAGTAACAGGGGTACACACGGGCCTGGAGGTCGCCATACCCCCCCCATCGCCACAGGCGGAACGTCATTTTATAGGGGTGGGGTAATCGGATACAGATAGTATACATAACGTCATAACTGCTTATATATCATCATCTTTTTTTGGCAATATACCAAACTAGGGACGGGTTGGTTTTGTTATGGTGAATTGGTTGTGATTTTATGCAATGCACCTATTTTTTCACGGGTGGCGAGGGTGTAGATAACAACCAAACAAGATAAAACTGTGCAACCTGGTAACTATCTATTATTGTTTATTGTGTTGCATTGTTCACTATTAATGCTTATTCTTACGTATTCATTAACTAACAGAAGGAATAAACAAGATGAATAAAACTGAAAAGCGTGATTATTAT